AACTAAGTGTGATATATTCTTTAGTGCAAAAGATACAAAACAACTACCAGTTACACTTCAAGTAAGAACATTACAAACTGGTTTACCTACTCAGGAAATTCTTCCATTTGGTGAAGTTATTTTGGATCCAGATGATGTTGTTCTTTCTCAGGATGGTTCTAAGGCAACTACATTCACATTCCCATCTCCTGTATATCTTGAAGGTGGTGGTGAGTATTGCTTAGTTCTCCTTTCTGCATCTAATGAATATTATGTCTTTATCTCCAGAATGGGTGAAGAAGACATTACCACGGTTAATTCTGCTGACTCTGAGAAGATTATTGTTTCTTCCCAACCACTACTTGGTTCACTATTTAAGTCACAGAACGGTGCTACATGGGATCCAAGTCAGTTAGAGGATCTTAAGTTCAATCTATACAGAGCAGATTTCACATCTGAAGTTGGTAGAGTTAATTTCTACAATCCAGATCTTGAAGTAGGAAACAGACAGATCGTTTCTCTTGCTCTCGATCCAATTGATATGGTTGCAAGCAACACTATTGTTGGTTTAGGTAAGAGTCTTACAACTGCTGAAGTTTCTGGACTTACTGAAGGTACTACAATCTATCAGGAAAATAATCCAAACTTTAGTGCAAATCTAAGTAAAGTTCTTGGTGCAATTGGAATAGGAAGTGATCTATTATTGACCAATGTTGGTACTGGATTTACAAACTCTTCCATTGTTTATAATAATGTCCCATTAATTTCACAAATTGGTAAGGGATCTGGAGCAGAAATAAGTCTCCATGTTAATAATAGAGTTGCAGTTGCTGCTACGGTATCTATTGGTGGTACTGGATATTCTGCTGGTGATGTAATGACAATTGATTATTCCAAGACAGATAGTTTTGGTAAGGATCTTAGATTGTCAATTCCTAATAATGTTGGTGTTATTAGTGCATTTAATACGATCCTAATTGATCAAATTCAGGGTCAACCTAAAGTTGATGCTTCATCTTCCATTGTTTATGTTGGAGGTGGTAATACCAATACTGTTAATGGTGGATCTATTAAGTATCTCCAGAGTGTATCGGATGGATTACATTTCAGAGTAAGACATAGTAATCATGGTATGTATTCTAACCTTGATCAAGTTGAACTATTTGGTGTTGAGTCTGATGTTAAGGCTGAGAAGATAACTGCTGCTTTTGATTCTTCAAGTACTGCTGATATCTCAGTTTCTTCTGTTGGTATCTTTACCTCATTTGAAAATCTACCAGTAGATAGTTCTAACCCAGGCTATATTAAACTTGGAAACGAAGTTCTTAAGTACACTGGTGTAAGTACTTCTAATGGTACTGTGACAGGTATTACAAGATCAGTTGATTCTACTAAGGCGGGAGATTATAACGTAAATGACATTCTTCACAAGTATGAATTGAACGGTGTATCTCTAAGAAGAATTAATACTACTCACAAGTTCTCTGAAACGGATCTTTCTCAGTATCCAATAGATGTTGACCATTATTGGGTTAAGGTTGGTGTTTCTTCTCGTGGTGTTGATAGAGCCGCAAGTAATGCTAATTCATTCCCAGAATTGTACTGGAGAGAAACTAAGTCTGGTGGTAGTTACGATCAACAGTATGTACAGGTTGGTGTTCCATTCGGACCTCAAGCAACACAGAACATTCCATTCAACTTAATTAGACCAAACGTTGGTACTTTGATACCAGATGGTACTAATATTGAAGCTAAGGTTAGAACCTTTAGTGGTAATAGTCCTGATGGTAACATGGATTCCTATGTTGACATGGGATATGAAGCTGTTTCTCTGAATAGTAACAATACTCTAAATTCACCAAGACTTATTGGTTCTAAGATAAACGAACTTAATAGATTGACTGACTTCCCAGGCAGAAAGTCATTCACAATGCAATTCTTCATGAGTACTCTTGACAGTAAAGTCACTCCAATGATTGACTTGGATAGAGTTAATATCATTACAACAATGGATAGAATTAACTCTAAGATTACTGATTATGCATCAGATCAGAGAGTAAATTCTTTGGATTCGGATCCAAGTGCTGCAATTTATCTTTCTAAGGTTGTTAACTTAGAGAAGGCTGCAGATGCATTGACAGTTATGTTTGATGCATACAGACACCCAACCAATGATATTAGGGTTCTGTATAGAATATTCAGGGTTGATGCTCCACCACAGTATCAATTATTTGAACTATTCCCTGGCTTCGATAACTTAGATTCTGTTGGTAATATTATCAATAAGGCTAAGAATAGTGGAAGACCAGACAGAAGAATTTTGGCTTCTACAACTGAAAATGATTATAAGGAATATAAGTTTACACGAGGAAATCTTCCACAGTTTAACGGATTCCAAATTAAAATTGTCATGAGTGGAACTAACTATGCTTACGTTCCTAAGATTCGTGATCTGAGAGCTATTGCATCCATTTAATGAATAAAGTTAAAGTAAAAGATAGTGCCTCCCTGTATAGGGACACTGATACTGGGGCAATTATTAATTGTTCAGATAGTGAATATAACTCTTATTTGATAGAGAAGAATCGGAAACTAAATGAGGTTGCTGATTTGGAAACTCAGAAAAAAGACATTGATAATTTAAAAAATGAAATTAATGAAGTCAAAGACCTATTGAGTCAGGTCTTGAATAAATTGTCATAAATAACTAAAATTCTACTTTTGACAGATGACAGCAAGAAATGTCAATATAGTTTTGGATCAAGGCGTAGATTTTGAAGCGACTTTTACTATTAAGAATAATAATAATTCTTCTTTGAACTTAACTGGTTATACTGCCGAATCTAAGATTAAAAAACATCCTGAAGCTACTAAGTTTAATGCTTTTGCTGTATCTTTTCCTGATAGAGTAAATGGTGTCGTAAAGGTTTCTCTTGCTAGCACAATTACTTCCACAATAGAAGGTGGGAGATATGTGTATGATGTTGTCTTAACTTCTCCCAATGCATATAAGACAAGACCTATTCAGGGTAATGTCTTAGTAATACCTGGCGTATCATAATGGCAGATTACTTAGTCACCCTAAATCAACCAGGCAATTACAATGTCGGAGTTGATTATGAAATTCCTTCAAAGTCCATACAATATGGTAATATTGTACTGGATGGTCTTAGTGGATTTAATGGTATAGGTAAAACTTTTTCGTTATCTGATCAAGGAGCTCCATATAATCCCAATAATAACCAACAGATTCTTGTAACTAAGAATGGGTTATTACTTGATCCTGCTTCTGATTACAACATCTCAGGTGATAAGGTTGTATTTACTACAGCTCCTGACGCTTCTGATGATGTATTCATGATTGCTCTGGCTGCGGCTGCAGATCTTACCAGAACTGTAAATTATGTAATTGATAGTGGAAGTACTCCAATGATTGCTGGTGATAAAGGTAAACTCACCATTGATGTTAGTGGAGTAATTGAATCTGTAAAGGTACTATGTGATCAAACTGGAGATATCGTATTTGACATCTCTAAATGTACTTTTGCTCAATATCCTAATTTTTCCAGTATTACCAATGGACAGAGGATACAATTACAATCTTCAGATAAATACTTTGATGATGTCCTAAATAATTGGGTGACTACAATAGTCGCTGGTGATATTCTCAATTTTAATGTCGTCAGCGTAACTGGCATTAGAAGACTATTAGTCTCTCTAAAATTAAAATTATAAATACATTATAGTTCTTAACGTCTAACCCTTCCAGAGGTAGTTCTCAATGGCATTACTCGTTCCTAATATTGGTGAAATTGAATCGCTACGTTATCTGATCGCTCAGAATAACTTTGTTGCTGACTTAGAAGATAACTCACCACGAAACCTTGTACTGAAACTCTTTACAAGTAACACTACTCCTGCTGAGGCGGACGTACCTACAGCTGCTGCGTACTTTGAACCATACATTGACGGTAACGTTAATGGTTACGGTACTACTGCAAATACTGGTTATCCTAACTGTGTTAACAACAGAGGAGACCAAGATTACGACCAACAGTATGGAATACTGTTAAACGGATCAAGATGGGTTATTAAGAACGTTGGTAGTGGTACAACAGCCACATATCCAGAACAGACTTTCACCTTCACTGGACCTGCCGGTAACATTTACGGATATTATGTTACTCGTGCAAATAACATGCCTGTATCTGTACAGGGTGTTGTACACGGTGCAAGTGTTGGTATTGGAACTACAGTTACTAAGGGTAACAACACTGACCCATGTATCGGGGTTGTTGGTAACTCTTACTTCACTATTGACCCACAGGTTAGTATCAACGATTTAACACTTGGTCAGTATGTTGCAGGTAACGCAGGTGTCCAGACAGGAACACGAATTATAGGTATTGACCGAGCGTTGCAAGTTGTATACCTCGACAAACCTCTTATTGATAACATTCAGGTTGCTACCGACCCAAGTATTACATTTAGTTTCGGTAAGATTGCCTTCACTAATCACGGTTTACGTCGTGGAGACATTGTATACGTCAATGCAGGTGCTGGTAATACAACTCTTGAGTCTAATGTTTATACCGTCTTCGATGTACCTAACGCAGATGAGTTTGTAACAACTCCATCAATGACTGCTACATCCAACGGTGTACTCGGACTGAACACTGCTACACTATACTCCAGTATAATGTACGCTGAGAG